ATACAAGCTCACGCAGGAGCTTGGATGGGACAAGCCTGCAAGGGTCAATGGAATGTGTCAGAAGATGTTTGGTGTCAGTGCGGTTGAGTGGCTGAACTATCAGCAATGCTCAAAGCTCATTGAAGCCCTGAAGAGTATGTTGAAGAGGCAGAAGGAGAAGGAGGAGCAGGATGAGGGATTGCAAGCTAATAGTGACAGTCAGGGATGACAAGGTCAACTTTGAGGGACAGGACATCAGTGTTGAGGAATTGGCACAGATAGCAGGCTTCCTTCAGGTGTTCGTTGGCATGGAAGGTCTGAAGCGTGGACTGGATATGGATGATGTGAAGAACAACATGCTTGACATCCATCTTGCTGCAATGGAAACGCTAGAGGAACAGCTCCGGGCAGGAAAACTTGACCCGGATGACAGCTCATAAGAGGAAGGAGTGGTATATAGTGGCGAAGAATAAACGGTTGACCAATAAGGAGAAGCAGGCAAGGGCAGAGTTCAAGAAGAGGATGCAGGACAAAGGAGTGCTTCCTCTGGATAAGCCGAAGCTGAACCGGAAGAAGTTCATTGATGAAGCAAGGAAAGAGTGGAATGGCAGAAGTAGTGACTGCTTTATATGGGAG